ACAACCCAGCTGAAAAGTAAAAAGAAAGGAGGTATAAATAAATATCGGCATATTTGCGCAACATTCCATTACAATTAGTCAGGTGCTTGGTCTATGCGATCAGCAGCAGCAACAAGTCGTGCAGCCATATCGCGTAGAGCATTTGCAAAGGTCTTAGCCTCCTCAGGTTTAAACATAGCAGGCTTACCATTTACTTCATTACCATGAAGGCGTTGTGTTAGCCATTGCGCAGTGCGGTTAAAATACTTTCGAGCCACACCACTAAAGTTAATAAATCCGCAAATCTCAAGACCTGCAAGCCATACGGCATCATTCTTAGTCTCTGGCTTCATCAAAGCAGCCTTCTTCATGTTTTCATTTGTTTCTTTCATAATGTGTGTATATGTGAGTGTACATGAATAACCTTTTAAACAATAAGCCCCGCCCGTATTTAGCGGGGCTTAATTGTTTGTTACTACTTGTCTAATGCTTCCTCGAGTTTATTACTCAATCGGTCGATCTCTTCAATAATGTAATACTCGTTAATCTCTTCTCTAACGATTTGCATTAGTGAGTAAATCTTAAGCATCAGCTTTCTTTCATCTTTGGTCATTCATGTACACCTCCTTTCTTTTATTATTTACACTACAAAGATAATAACAAATTTGAAATTATTTTCAAAAAAGCCCCCAAGCCATCAGCCTGGAGCCTTTCCTTATTCTATCTCATAAAAATACCCACGTTTCAAAGGCTGTACACCATTCGTGTCTATCGTCACCTCTATCTTATGGCAAGCATACCTTTTTCCCTTTATCACATACGTTGCAGTAGGGTCCACATCCACATCGTCAAGAAATAAGAATTGACGTTCCACAGCAGTCTTAATGCTTTGCATAAATTCCAAGTTATAGCCCACAGACTCTGCCTCATTTAACGAGGGTCTAAGACTAAAAGGTTGAGGAATATTTGTATTCAATGGCAATGGCAAATAAAAGCCATCTTCCGTAGGCAAGTAATTAATCCCAAGAGGCACCTTATACGGAAAACATCTCCCCGGCTTCTCCCATGTAACATTCGTGTTAAATGCCACATACAATTTATCCGCCTTCTTCGTCTCATCCGTGGTCGAATCAGCATCACCATTTATAACACCATTCACGGAATACGTCTGCTTATCAGGCACCACCGAATCAGCAGGGCTCATCAAAATAGGAATACCTTTAAGCTTACCAATAATTTCATCTTTAAAAGATGAATCATAATATTCAGCAGTTTCAATTTCACAAAGAAAATCTTGATAAGCCATTTGCAGCGGAACAATGCGCAACTTCGTGTTTATCTCTCTATTCGTATCAGCCTTATAGAAAGCACCATTTCTAATCAAAGGCGGAAATACATCCACCTGCGCCAAATAAAACTTACCATCCTTTGCAGACTTTAAATAGGCATACGTTCTGTTCAAATTCAAATCCACAAACAACCATTTCGAGGTAGCCTTTTCTTCCTCTGTCTTAATATTTCGCCCTACCCACAAGCGCAGCGAACTCTCATTATTAAACGTCTTAATTATTGCATTCTGCCACACCTCGTCGGGCAAACGCAATATCCCCGAAATGCTTTCATGCTCATAGTCTGTATTTCCCTCCTTCGTAGTTTTAGCATTCTCGTCATGATCAATGTCTGCGGTCAATTCGTCCGTCACCTGTTCTAACACCACATCAGCACCGCCACTATAATGCGAATTTAGCGACACCAAGTTCACATAAGACTTCACGCTCTGATCTAAAACGCTTGTATAACGCTTCACCTCCAAATACACACCAAAAGCATTTCGCAACTCAGTAAAAAACTCCTCTACCGTCCAATGAGGCAAAATGTCGTCCACATTATTCGTTTGCACATTGTTAGCCACAAAAACATCCCTCAACCACGATTGATTAAATACATTCAATATTTGCCCATAACCCAACTTCTTTAAAATCGAATTAATAACCGTAGCCAAATAAGGCTGCACAGCATAATTTTGATATTTACAAGTCTGCCTTTCCCAGTCTTTTGTCCATACATAAAATTTCCATAAAGGATAATTCACAATCATCCCATTACCATCCCTCACCGGGAACGTCACAAACAGATGATGATCCTTATCATAAGGCTGCTGATGCCCCACAGGAGTATTCGTATTGTCCAATTTCAGCCCCAAGTCCAATTCGTCAATATACAAATCCTTGCCCTCAGCATCCTTACCAAAATCATTCACAGCACTCTTACCCGCAAGCAACTGCACCTTTACCTCCACCTCCGATACCGTCATCACCTTAGCCACCCCCACCACGTTCACGGGGGGAGCTATCAAGTGCATGGGTAGTTCCTTATTAGCCCAACCAGCAAGCCCCACCTCTGCCCGATGCAGAGCCCCAAAAATCGCCAAGTTCTCAGCGCACCCATCCAAGGGCAGCTGCACCTCAAACGTAAAGTCCCCCTGATCCTCAAAATAAGGGTTCATGCGCGTCAACTTAAACGACGTTCCTGCCTTAATCACAGCCTCCTTGCCGTCTATTATCAATTTAATCATTGTCTCTTCATTTTGTTATAATTACTCCATTGTCTATCCAACCCATCAGGCCCATCAATCACAACCACAGCCTTAATGCCCTGGTCTATTTGCTCCGTCAGCCTCGTCAACACCTCATTCGTCGCACCATTCGCTCCCCCGTCAGCCACCTGCAGAGCAGCCACACTCGCCGTAGCAGCCGTGTTAGCCGACGTAGCAAGCGGAGCAGCAATAGCCCTACTCACGTCCGTAGCCGTCAGCCTAGCAATGCGGTTCGTGCGTTGTGCATGGTCTATCAGCTGCAACACAGGCAACACATTCGGGTTCCTCACCGCCTCATGGTTCGCCACAAACTCACCCTCATGCACCACACCCGCTGTGCGTCGCCATCTGTTACCACCCGTAAAGCCACCCTCATAGTAGCCTTCACTCTGCGCAGCATGCTGCTTCTTAATCGTAGCAATCTGAATCATACCCGCAGCCGTAGCAGCAGCTGCAGCAGCCACAGCCAAAGCAGGACCAACAATCGGAATCTTCAAAACCGAGCCATAAGCCATAATAGCATTCATCGCAGTTTGCGCCACAGCCTGAGCAATCTCCACGGCCATCATCTTCTTGTTATACTTATTCTTAATCTTAGCCAAGTCCTTCTGCTTCTGTTCCTCCAACTGCTTACCCCTCGCAGAGTTCTGTCCAGCAGCCTTAATCTCAGCATCATACTTAGCCGTAACCTTAGCCTCTTCCTCTTGCTGTTGCGCCTGGAACAATTGCGAGGCAGAACTCATAATAGCATTCACCGCAGAAAACGAGGCAGCTGCCATGTTCTGGAAATTATCAAAACGCTTCTTAGCCAACTCTTTACAAGCATCATGATAAGTCTGCTCACTAATTAAGTCCTTATCGCGCATCTCCTTCAAGTTGTCATATACCTTCCGCGTGTCTGCAATATCATTCGCAGCCTTTGCCACACCAGTAAAGCCAAAGTCCACCGAAGCATCCACACTCTTCGCCCCCGAGTCCTTACCATACCCAGCATCGCTCAATGCCTGTTGCGCTTTCTTTCTGCGTTCATCAGCAATCTCACCCGTGCCACCAACATTCGCACTACCATCAAGCCCATTATATTTCAGCCCAATGAGTTTCTTCAACCGCTCATACTCCGCATCCGTAATCTCACCAATGCGTTTTCCCGTCTCGTCCGTAGCATTATACACAGCGTCCAACATCTGCAATTCAATGTCCATGCGCTCCTTTGCCCCCTTCTGCTCATAGTCCTTTCTCAGTGTCTCCACCTTCTCCCAAAACTCCTTTCTTCTCTGCAAAGCATCAGCCTCTACCGCCTCGTCATATTCGCTCTCATACTTTGCAGCTGCCTCCTCTTGCCCATAAAGTTTACTCATCGCAGCACGAAGCTTCAGGTAGTTCAGCTTTATCTCACTCTTCGTCTTCTCATACTGCTCCTCCGTCACCGTGCCGTCAATATAATTCTTCTTAGCAACCTCCAATTCTTCCTTCTCCTCCACGTCCAATTCGTGAATACTCCAAGCATGGTTCTCCTTGCGTGTTTCATTCTTCACGTCAAGTCGTTTTTGCTCCAATTTCACCCATTCTTCAGAGTTTTTCTCGTACAGATCGCGTTCATCAGCATAAAGCTTCGCGTCAATATCCAATTTTTGGGCTGAATATTCACGATGGTCAATAAGTCCCGCATCATACTGCGTCTTTGCCACCAAGCGTTGCTTTTCTGCCTCTTTCTCCAACTTCTCACGCTCCTTCTTCAAGTCCGTCTCACCATGGCTGCCACCTTTTTTTCCACTTTTTTTCCCACCTTTTTTCCCACCACTACCTACAGTAGGGCTAAACGTCGAAACATTCCCCAATGGCGAAGTCACACCACCATTTGCTACTATCTTAGTATATTCACCCCAAGCACCTTTCTTTTTCAAGTAGTCAAGTAGGTATTGATTATCTTTTTGGATCAGTTTTCCTTGTCCTACATAAAAATTATATTTCAGCTTATTTTCTCTTTGTATGCGCTCATCTTCAATTCTCGTAAAGTTACCTTCAATGTTACTTGTAATCTTCTTGCCATCAGGACCAGTCAAGGTTATACCAGGCCCCGCAGTGCGACTCTCATGCCCAGGCTTCTTCATCTGCTTATCACGATAAGCAATAGCCTTATTCCAAGAATCAATGGCTCTGTCAATGTCTATCTGCTTTTTCGCATTCTCCTGCAACTTCTCAAACACAGCTTGCGCCAAAGCCAAACGGTCAAGCTGAGCAATATATTTATCAATCGCCTTGGTGTTCTTCTCAATCAACACACCGCTCGAGCTAATCGAAGCATGATACCCTGGCACAATCTGTTGCAACTTAGCAATCGCAGCACGTCTAACATCAATGCTCGCAGAGTTATCACGAATAATCCCCGTCAACATCTCTATCTGCGCACGCTCATCCTTCGTGCTGTCAGCTTGCGCCTTCTTCACAGCATTCAGCAATTCTTGTTTACGGCGTTGTTCGTCCGTAGCCGAGGCATTAGCCTTCTTAGCCTTCGTGTTCTTCTCCTCAGCCTCCGTTGCACTATTGCTCACAAAAGCCCAAGTAACAAGCGCAGCAACTGCCGATAAAATGAGCGAAGCAAGTGCAGCAAAACCATTGGCTTTTATCGCAGCATTCAAGGCAGTTTGAGCAGCCGTCAAAGCCACCGTCGCTGCAGTCTGAATGTTCGTCACCACAGTCCATGCCGTCGTCCATGCTTTGCAAATGGCTTGCCACGTCAAGTGCAATTTCATCACAGCCGTAAAAGTTGTCACAGCCACCGTTGCTGTCACTATCGCACGCGCATTCTCGCCCACAAATTTCACCGCCACACCAAGCAAACTAATAAGACTTCTCAAAACAGGCGCAGCAGCCACCACAGCATTATTCATGCTCGTAAACACAGGATACAATCTTTGCCCAAGTTCCACGCGCAAGTCCTTTGCTCGCTTTTGTGCCTTCTCCAGTTCACCCTTAGCCGTATTATTAGCCGTGTTAAACTCATTCGTCACACTCGTGCCCTCCTCAAAGGCACGCGTTGCTTGCTGTTGCGTTTCCTTCACCTGTTGCAAGTTTGCAGCAAGAGTCGAGAGTGTCTGAGTCACGCCCGAACCGCTCAACTTCATGTCCTTCAACATGGGTGCAAGCGCATCCATCTTGCCAGCCCTCCGCAATGCTTCAATAAATTTCAGCACAGCAGCATTACCATCCGTCTCCAGCAGTTTCGTAAACTTCTTCACATCAAGCCCTGCAACCTTCGCCAACTCCGCCGGTTTAGCATACAGTGCCGTAATCACATTCTGTAATGCCGTAGCACCCCTCTCCACATTCACCATGTTTTGGTCAAGCACCGATGCAAAAGCCATCACGTCAGCTTGCGTCATGCCTGCCTGTTTACCTACGCCAGCCAACCTACTCGTGAACTCCATCAAGTACCCCTCACTCGCGCTCGAACTCTGCGCCAACTCGTTAATCACCGAACCTGTCGACAACATAGCTTGCTTCAGTCCCATCGTCTTGTCAGTACCAAACATCTGCGCCAACTTACCAATGTTCTTCACAGCGTCCTCGCCCAAGTCCTCGCCAAGAGCCACATTTATTTGGTCTGCTGCTTCCACAAAGTCAAGCACAGCCTCCTTACTCTGAATGCCCAAGCGTCCAGCATCCGCAGCAAGATCGTTCAGTTTCTCGCGTGGTGTACGAGTGTCCAATCGCTTAAAGCTTTCATTCAGCGCATCCACATCTTCCTTAGCAAGCCCCGTATACTTTGCCACACCCGATTCGTGCTCTGCCATCTCAGCATACTCATCCACGAACTGCTTCATAAACTCTTTAGCTGCACTCAGTTTATTCAAGGCACTGTCAAACACAACGGTAAGACCGCTCCAGTTAGCACCCCAATCAGATATCTTCTTGCTCAGTCCACCCTCTTCAAGATCCTTCTCCGCAGCCTTCTGCTCGTCTTTAATCTTCTTCAGTTCTTCATTCGCCTCCTGCAGTCCACGTGTCAGCACCTTCCATTGTTCCGAGCTACGTTCCACACTTCCGCTGTTCAACTCTCGGTTAATCTCCTTAATCGTAGCCTTCAGTTCACGCGGAGTCGCTTTGTCCAAGTTGTTCAAGACCTTGGTCACCGTCGATGCACGGCTCTGCAAACGTGCGCTTTGCGCTTCCAGGCTCTTTATCTCCTTCGCATAAGCCTGCAAAGCCTTACCGTCGCCACGATCAAAAGCCTCCAACTTCTTCTTACGTGCCTCCTCAAGTCTTTTATTAATCTCGTCAAGTTTGCGTTGCGCTTGCTCCGAATTTATCGCAAGCGTCACGGTCTTAATGTCATTGCTATTCATATACAAAAAACGTGTTACTTTCAGATTTTCTCCAAAAGTAACACATTTCTATGCCTCGCAAAAAGACAAACAACAATCAGTCATAATCACGATCATACAAATAACGTATCTTACCCGTTTCTTTATATCTTTTCATTTGTCTTTCTCTCGAATATTTACCAACGTTCGGGTTTTTCTTATGCCCACCTGTCACAAAGAAAAGAATAGTCAAAACCACAAAAGTACCTATAATCTCAAACATAACCATTCATTTTAAATCGTTAATACTCATTCCATACCGCGAATATAAACATTCACATCCAATCATCCAAACCTTTTTCCCAAAAGTAACACCGTTAACTCCAAAAAGACCAAAAAGACCAAAAAAAGGGAGCATCACCCCCTTTCCTTATCCGTCAGCGAGTCAAACGCCCCCGCAAAGTCATCCCCCAAAATCTCAGCAAGTCTATTCTTCAGCACCTCCACCGAAATGTACCACGACTTGTTAAACCACTGCTTACGTTCACGAGCCTTCCCCAAATGATGTTCAGCTCTATACGCCTTGCCCAAAAACGCCAAGTCACCCCCATTTCCATGGCGGTACCCATTACCCACGCCCAAGTCCACATAAATGCCATACTCCAAAAACTTAAAAGCCATATCCGCTTCCGCATCGCGCAAGTTCAGTTCACCAGCCTTCACGCTACGTCTCAAAGCCCCCGTATCATGCACCCCAAGCAAGTCCAATCGGTCCTGCCAAATCTGCACCATCTTCGTTCGCCAAGCCTTCAAGTAAAGCGCATCTGCCCTTTCACGCCCATTCTCCATCATTCAAAGCATTTTCTTTTTTTTAACACAAACCATCCATTCGCCCAACCATTCGCCCTTTCCATCCGCACCCCCTTTCATCGCGCCAGCCTTCTAGCCCCTCAAGCGCCAGCCCTCTAGCCCATCCAGCCCCCCATTCATCGCGCCAGCCCTCTAGCCCCCCTAGTCCGTCTAGTCCCTCTAGTCCGCCTAGCCCATCTACCCATCTATCACCAATACACCTCCATACCATCCACCTCAAACAACGTCACATCCCGAAACTCCCTAATCAGCGCACTCTGAGGCAGCTTCACCCTATGCGTGCCACCACGGCTCCAGCCACCCACGCACACAGCCCCCTTATAGTGCAAAATGTCCCCCGTGCTCAATTTCCACACCTTCAAGTCATGCGCCTCCTTATCCTCAAGCAGTCGCAACGCATCCTTCAAATAAATCTTACGCATCTTCATAACCATTCCTCCGCATTATAAACCAAGTCCGTAGGCTCATCCATCGACAGCATAAAATAAAGCCCCGTGCAACCATTCAAAAACATACCGCCCAACTCATTACTCCGAATATCCCCCGTGTTCAAGTAAAGCAACCGCGTCTGCAATTCCTCACTGTCACGAATAAACCTCGCACACATCTGCCTGAACAACTCACGGCAAAGTCCCATCTTCGCAGCATAGTCCACACCGTCGCCATACGCATACCGAGCCAACACAAACACCGTGAACACCCTGCGCTTAAACCATCCACCGCTCGAAGTGAACAAACTCTCTTGGCACACATCACTCGTACACACAAAGTTCGCCCCCGTCTGATACATCTCCAACATACCCTCCAGGTGCTCAATACCCGAGCAAGTAGTCACCGCAAAGCCCTCCTTCTGTGCCAATTTATTCTCATTCACGAGTTGCCCCATGTAACTCACAAAGTCAAAAGGCTGTTTATCTTCGCGTTCGTCCATCGTCACTTTAGTTTTTAAGTTTTTCGTTCAATTCCTCACTCTCTCGCGCCTTAGCGTCAAGTTCTGTCAGTGCATCAATCGTGTCTGCATCAAGCACCGCCTTAGTCTTAGTTATGTCGCCACCTGTCAACGCACGAATCTCAGCACACATCACCTCACGCGGATCGGGAGCCTCTCCACCCTCTTCTGCCGTTTGGCTAAAAAGGTGGGGAAACATCCGAGCATACGCCCCTTTAAGCCCAACCATCCATAGCAACAGCATATAGCGTTCGCTGCGAGTAAATGCCTTGCGCAATCCGCCATACATCACACTGCCCATCGCATCAAGCGCTGCATCGTCCTTACTCATCAAGTAGCCTTGATAATAATTCTCTATTGCCAAGTAGTCCCTAAACGCCACACCATAAAGCATCGCATCCTTAGCCTTGTGACCATCAATCTCGCCAAGCAACGAAGGATCCTCAGGTGGAGCATCCATCCAATCAAGCAACCTCATGCCCTCAGCGATCTGCATAGCCAAGTCCTTTTGCCCATCTGCACCACGCCATTGCCTAAGCCTTGCGCCACCAAGTCTCACAATCAACAGCGCCTTCACCTCGTCCATCGTCCAGGCTTCAGCACTCAGCAAGTCACACACATAGCGTCGTTGCCCGTCAGTCAGTTCCGTCCACCCTTTGGGCAGTTCCACCACCACCTCGCCATTTTTAGCAGAAGAAGTAGCACGCATCGTCTTTCCCATTTTCATAAGCCTTCACTTTGTAGGCCTCATAAGTCCTACTATTAAAAAATTCAGGAATCTCCGCAGCATGCTTCATCAGCGTGTCAAGCAACTGTCGCTCAAAGTGAGCCGTCGGTTGCTGCATCACATAGGCTGCAAGCAAATAACGCGCATTTTCAAGCAACATAGCGTATAATACCGTGTCATCAGGCTTAACCCCACCATACTGAAAGGCTATCAAGGCCTCATTCAGTTCAGGCGAAATCACATCCACAAGTCTTGCGTTCGCATCGTGCATAGCCGTCATAAGCTCCTGCCTCTCTTCCTTATACACCCTGCGCAAGTCCTTAGTTCTCGTACCATAGCCATAAAAGTAAGGAGCTTGCCACAACACATTGCGCTGAAACAATCGCTCAAGCACATTGTCAGTCGGTCTAATGCCATAGCGGTCCATCAGTCGCGCAGTCCAAAGCAAGTTTCTCACCCGCATTTGTCTATCCACCATCAGGTTCTGCCAGGCCAAATACTCCATCACGTCGTCTTCCATTTCGCTGGCATCTATGCGCAACTGTTCACGCAACGCCCCCACACGTTCCTTCGATGCAGGAGCCGTGTTTTGGTTACTCACAATGCCAAATCCCGTAGGCGTAAGCACAAGGTCCAAGTGAGGCATAGCATTATAAGCAGCTCTCGAGCAAATTGCCACCTTCAGTTTCTCCTCAATAACAGCCGAGAGTTTAGCCCCCTCCACCATCACCGAGTCCCATTCAGCAGCAGCCTCCTTCACAAACCGCTCCACCTTCTTAAACACCTCACCAGTAGGCGTTTTAAAAGCAGGCACCACCCGCTCAAAAGTATTTTTATCTATTTCAATCATACCTCTTTTCTTAAATTAGTCCTTTCTACCTCCAGTCCGTCTAGTCCGTCTAGTCCGTCTAGCCCATCTAGCCCGTCTAGTCCGTCTAGCCCCTCTAGTCCATCTATTTCACCACCTCCGCATCCTTGTGCTTATCCAGCGTAGTCAGCTGAATCATCGGTATCTGTGGCTCCACATCCTTCCACCCATTAAACCAGCACACCACATGCAAGGGCACAAGCAGCATATCATGAAAAGCAATCTCCAAAGCCTGCTTCATAGTGAACAACTCTCGCTTATCCGAGCCCGAGTTATTCGTCTGCGTCTTACCAGGCACAGCACCCACAAGGTTAGGGTGCACATTGTCAGCATAGCAAATCGTGTTCGCAGCAGCCTGCACATCCTCGTTCCAGTCGCCACCTTCCTTCTGTCCCTCAATGTTCGTCACGCGAATATCGCGCACTTCGTGCCCATCAGGGTTCACATAGTAGCCACTAATCCAAGCCTTGCCCGAGTTCTCCACACCACACACAAAGTTCTTAATGTTCTCCTTCTCGCGCTTCACACGTTCCTGCATCTCCACAGGGTCTGTAATGTTCTCCTCGGTGCAAATACGTTGCCAGTACGATCGCTCAATCTCCACCTGATACTTCACACTCGTCGTGTTTCTAAGCTTCGCACGCTTACCAGTCGAAATCAAACGCTTCTCGTCATACGATCCACCTCGCAACACCGCACTCCAGTAAGGAACGGGGTAATATTGGCACCCAGCCGTCGGGAAACGCATCAGCATCGCAAACTTTCTGCACCGCTGTTTAGGTCTCCCATTCGGCTCGTGCGTGTCAGGGTCAATTCCCATGCGTTGGCACAAATCCCCATAAGGGTCGTCAGGATCCAACAACTCAATCCTTTCCACACCCGACAGCGTCTCTTGGTAGTCCTGCCAATTCGCATAATACACATGCCCAATGCGTCCACGCTTATCCGCTTGCTCCAGTCGGCAGTAGCAAGCCTCCTTATGCACCAAACGGTTAATGCGCGTTCCCTCGCGGTTCAAAATGATCACACACACCGAGTAGTAAAAATATTTCATGTCCGTCATTTGGTCAAGCATATATCTGGGCATAAACTGCCTACGCATCCACCGCTTCACGTCCGCGTTTTGCGTCACCTCGCCCGATGCAGCATCCACCATGCGCAGTCCTGCCCCATAGCAAGTCAGCACATTAAAAAGTTTATTCTGTGCCGTCACCTCGTCACCCCCCACCAACGCAATCAGTTCATAGGGCAGTTGGTTGTCATCGCCATAAGGCACATACAGTTCATTCTCAAACCCAGGCACAGGTCGCACATGCAAACGTCCACCAGGCGAGTCAAAAACCGAGGTAGTGTCCGCCACCTCCTGCATCACCGCCTGAAACGGTGTCTGCGGTATGTCAAAAATCTCCGAAGTTGTCATTTTTTCTTTATACTTTTTTATTTCCCATCATCGCGCCAGCCCTTCTAGTCTCTCTAGCTCGTCTAGTCCGTCTAGCCCCTCTAGTCCATCTAGCCAGTCTAGCCCATCTAGCCATCTTACAAGAAAGCCTCGTCAAAGCTCCCATCAAAAGTCCGCACCCCCGTCGGAGCCATCAAGCGTTGTCCCTCGCCTGCTTCGCGCCAGCTCACAGTGGCAGTAGGCGTAATGCCCCATTCATTACTCTGCTTTATGTCACACCCCGTCAGCGTAATTTCCTCGCCATCAGCCAACAGCCAAGCCCTACGTGCCACTGCCACATCGTGCAACAAGCGTTCCATGCCACGCGTCATAGGTCCTGTTTGTGCCTCCCACTCAGTTTGTGCCTCTATGCGATAGTTACGAGTAACGCCTCCTATTTGCGCAGCGCTATACGTAGGTTTAAGTTTCTCCGTCACCGCACCAAAGAAGTAGAACGTATCATCCACCCCAAGTGCATTACGATAGCGCACCCCCGTCACAGGTGCCAAGTTCATGCCTTGTGGCATCAGCCTATAGCGCATGGTGCGAGCGCCCACCTTCACCTCATAGCTCACCAAGGCCCACGCAGCGTGATTGCCACGGGGCGCAGTGAGCATTTTGGGCGAAGCGTCTAAATAGAACAAACATCCTTCAGTATTCTCGCCTACCTCAAGTCTTTGTTCGGTGTTCTCTACTTGCTGTGTCTCAGCGTTCCACCAACAGGCATTGGCTGTAGCCTTCACATTGCTCAAAACCTCATCGAATTTATACCAATAAAGCATTTCTCGCGCTTGTTGTGGTATAAGTTTAGGTTCGCGCCCTGCAAACGTCAAAAACGCATTATTCACCACCTGCATAGCTGTAACATCTGCCACACGCACACGACACGGAATAAGCAAGCAACTTGCAAACTTTGTTGTGCTGTCTACATTTAAGATGAGTTCTTGTGGTTGCACTCCGTCTATTGGGTCGGTTGTTTTGTCGCGAAGCAAAGGCATAAGGTTTTCCATTCTCACCTTGCCTTTTAACGTAGTGAGTGTAGCTTCAAACACTTTATTGCTTCCCAGTGTTAGCACCACCCTTACTTGTTTACCGCATCCCTCCAACTCTATCACGTTGAGTTCACTCGGAAACATCCTATCGCGCCATTCTTGTTTTACCGTCACAGCCATACTCCTTTTTATTTTTTAAGCCTACCAAATCTACAAACAAACCACACCACCATTGCCAAAACACCTATCCACAAGCACCATTTACGCACCGTGCCCCAATAATCCTTTCGAGTTGTAGTAGGATGTCTGCATCGTGTGTTAACAGTTTCGGGCAAGCGCAGCGTGTCTACTTTCACCTTATACACCGTGTCATGGCGCACACGCAAGCGGTCGTTTGTCACCACCTTTGTTTGTGTCACAAAAACCGAGTCCCCCCGTTTCTCATGCACCACAAACACGCTATCATGCTTCACCACACTGTCTATACGGCCCACCGTCACTTTCAGCGTGTCAGTCTGCACCCTCACCACAGGCACATACTCCACCCGAGTAGCACAAGAGCACACCAACACCAAAGCCCACAAAAAAATCAAATTACGCATACCATCAATCTTCTATCTAGTCATCTAGTCCATATAGCCCATCTAGTCTATCTAGTCCATCTAGCCCATCTAGCCCATCTAGCCATCTATTAAAACTCCTTCTCCGCCTCAAAGCAAGGGCAAGCCTTCCCTTTATTAAAGTAATGGTGTCCCACCACCCGAGCTCTCGGATACTTCTTCTTCAACCGTTCCACAAGTGCCACCAGCGCAGCCTTCTGTGCCACAGTTCGTGTGTCCTTAGGCGTGCGTCCGTCCGCAGCAAGTCCACCAATATAGCACACACCAAGGCTTATGCCATTCACGCCAGCGCAGTGAGCGCCCACTTTAGTTTCATCGCGTCCTTTCTCCACGGTGCCATCAAGTTTCACCACATAGTGATACCCTATACCGTCCCAACCCTTAGCACGATGCCAACGGTCTATGTCCTTTGCGCAAAAATCCTTACCCTCAGCCGTAGCCGAGCAATGCACAATAATATACTTCACTTTCTCAGGATATAAAGTTGCCATAATCTTTTAAATTTTTCTTGTAAAACTCTTCCCTTTTTTGGAACTTTTTTTGTTACCTTTGTGCTCAACTCTGAAAGGGCTGCAAACTTTTAGCCATTTCCGAATAAAGATTTATTAGAACACCTAACAGCTACACGAGTTTGCCGTGTGGCTGTTTTTTTCATTTTATTTCTCATCGCCATCCTTCTCCTTCATCACTTCTTCCACAGCCTCCCCAACATCCGCGTTCTTTCGTTTCAAGTAAGCCACAAAAAGCCGTTTCAACGAAAAACGCTTCTTTATGCCATGAATGTCGCACACATGCCCATAGATGCTGTCAAACTCTATCAGCAATGCAGCAGCTGCACCGATTGCTCCTCCAGTTGTGTCAGAACCTATTCCGAATGGCTCTAACGTAGCCTTGGCGAGTAGCAAACCAAATATGATAAAGTTTACGTATTCAAGGAACTTGCAGATTGTTCTTCTTAAAGCTCGCGACAAACGAAAATCTTCCTTGCGTACCTTAACGCTCGCTGTTAATCCGCTCCAAAAGTCAGTAAAGACCATCACGATAATAAACAGCACCGCCCATCTTAAATCAAATAAGACTTGCAGTAACTCGGTGTAGAATGTTCCGCCTATTACCGCTCCACTCGCAGTCAGCACGGGGTTCGCCTCACTCGTCGATACCGTCTTAATCATACCTTCCCTCTCTCTTTCTCATTATTTAGCCTCTAAAGCTGCCACCTTTTTCTCAAGTGCTACTATGCGCCCTGCTTGAGCAGTAAGGGTCTCCATAAATCCTTGCAAGCTTTCATTAAGTGCTTGGATGTCTTCGCTCGCCTTGTTCAAAGCATTTACCTGAGCCACACTCATCACACCTGCCTTAGCGGTGGTAGCCTTTCCAATAGTGAAACTACGTGTGCCCCCCGTAGTGAATATAGGTGTTACAATTTTCACCGCATCAGCTGTAGAGTTTTCTTCGCGAAGTGAAAAACTATCCAAACGCGAATACACATCCCTTCTCAAAATGCCATTTCCACCTACCCAAGCATTGGCTAGCATTACCTGACTATAATTGCTTTCACTGGTGTCATTGTTAGCACCCCAATGCTTAAAGCGCAAAAACAAATTACCATCAGTGTGCGTATACATCCATATCTTGCTACTCAATGCCGTGTGCATATCGTCACCACTTGCCGAATAGATGTAGTTTTTAGTTGTGCCATTCGCAGAAGTCTGCACCGAGGGCATCTTACCCTCTAAAGTGCTAATACGCGAACCTTGCGAAGCCACCGCACCATTCAAATCATCATAAATGGTTTTCCACGCTTCCCATGCTCCATTCTTGTAATAGCGATAAGCTATGGTCACACCCTTACCCGTGTTCGATGAAATTACGTTTCCACTCACCATCAAGCTACCCTCAACCCACACAACCGAAATTTGCTCTTTGGCATAGAGCACAGAGAAGGTCACAAAGAAGGGCACACCCCCTAAATAAGCTACATACCGCCCACTCTTCAAGGTGTCATAACTCAATCCGTCCAAGTAAATATTAAAAGCCTCACTCGTGGCAAAGTGACCCAACGAACCCCTTAACCAAGGTTTAAGCACATCAATATATTGGGTGTGTGCAGCCACTACCTGGTTCGTTGCACCATTTGCAGCAGCTGCTTCACCACTCGCAACATCTATCGCATCACAAAGATCCACCAATACACCGCCCACACGCGTTGCAGTATTCGCATTTGCCGTTTCCTCATCCCGAACCACAGCAGCTGCTTTTCTTATTTCTTCAGTAGTCATAAAGTTAATTCTAAGGTTTTAGCAAAAAAGGAGTGCGCCCCACATTCACCATCAGCGTACAAGCACATTTCTCGGCTGCACGGTCGGGATGTGTGTCGGTAATGGTGGTAAGGGGCAAAGGTCGATCGGCACAACCAAGCAGCCACCGTCGTCCATCGGTCTGCGTCAGTCTGTATGCCATAGGTTCTGCATCGGGCAAGGGGCGTTCTTTTAGCGTAGCTGTGAGCTTCGAGGCATACGTGCGCACACCATCTACATTCTCATCGCTCACCTCGAGCGAAGCTAAACCCACAATCGGAACCCCCTGCCACGGCACATACGCTGCCATGAAAGCATGCAAACCATCGGGCATCACTTGCAACAAACGCAAGTGCTTTGCAGCCACCTTCTCTATTTTGTGTATATAGCGCATTATTTAGTCCTCGTGTTTTTGAGTTTTTGTCTCGCTGTCGTCAAACTCTTCTGTCAGTTGTTCTTCTACCTCCTGCACATAGCGAGCCTCGAGTTTCTTTGCCTTCTCTAAGATTCCAGGCACCACCTTAAAACCTGCCACGCTTGGGTCTGCACTAATGGTGAAGCGTTGTGGCACAATCACTGAATAGTCGGGGGCATTATGCTCTTCTTTGTCGAGTTGCGTGCCCTTTAGGTAGGTGGCAGTAACCGCAGCAAAGGCTTTTGCATCTTCTTGCTCTCGTGCCATCTGCCAACCTTCCTCACATCGGCAACGAAACAGGTAACGGTCGTAATCGCGCGTCAAGCGTCCCAAGTTGCCCAAGCAAATCTTTATGATGCGCACATCCTCGTAGGCTTGCGACACACCTATCCCATGACGCCGTTGCAACTCAACCACTATATCCTTATCCACCAACCGAGGGTTCTGCAACCAATAGGCATACAACTCGCGCAGTCGCAACATCCGCTGTTGCACAGCAGGAGCCAACTTTGCCTCCCGCATCTCCTCAACCGAAGCAAGCAAATAGCGTTGCGCCCTCTCCACAAATTCAGCCTTCATTCTTTTTTTTTAAAAGTTCAAGTCCCTCTATCCCTTCTAGTAAATCTAGTTCTTCTAGTAAATCTAGCCCATCTATCTTTTAAACTCATCATACTTCTTCCAGTTGCGCCTATACTGTTCGTCCAAGCTCTTAAGCACCTTCAAGTGCTCGTAGCGGTCGCAAGGAGCAGCATCTTCAAGAGTCTTCAGCGTCTCAAACGTCTGCTTCATCTTAAAGTAAATCTCCCCATTCTTCTCATACAGCGCACGGATCTCTTCGGGCAGTTCGTTGTGATCAGCCCTACATCCTCGGTATGTGCCCTCTGGATGGTCAACATCGGTGCTCACCACGGGAGCGCCCTCGTCTAAACTCTCTTTTGCCACAGGAACCACCTCGTGCTCCATCTCCACTATGCCTTGCGCGGTCTGCCCATCGAGCAAAATGCGCAAGTGCTTTTTCAACTCATGCTCAATCACTGGAGCATAACGCTTGGGCGCAATGCAAGCACCATTATAAAGCACACGGTTGCGGTTCAGCTGCAGCAAAAGCAATGCGCCCGCAGCCACATCGCGTTCGGCAGCGGGCGCATTTAAGTAGGTTTTAATCTGATCGATCATCCCTTGGTCTCGTTAATTACACCATCGTCGGTATCAATCTTGCCCGCATAGAAGGGTGCAGGATAGATATCGGTCGACTCAATCTCTAAGTCGGTACCACCATTGGTGCTCGAGCCTTCGCCTGTGCTACCCTTGGGTTTTGTCACGGTGTTAAACATTTCGTTACCCATCACGCGGTACTGACCATCGCGCTGTTGCACAAGGTACACAATATCGTCGTTCATAGCCATGCCACAGAAGGCTGCAGCTTCGGCACTGGTACCAGGATATGAAAGAGTGATTTTGTTAAGCACTGTGCACGAGGGTTGCTCACCCTGTGTTTCCCACTCCAAGTTGCCCTTGTTCAAGGCAAGGTCTATGCTCTTCCACTTTTTGCTTGCAGCAAGCGTAAAGTCGCCCACATACACCGCAGCTGTTTTCAGCGTAGTGCCTGTAGCCGACACGTCGGGCAAAGTGGGCCACTTCACAATGTCGCGCTTAGCGATGTAATACACCTTATTGCGAATGCCAGGAATCACACGCTGACCTTGGCAAAAGCGCAAACTATCATAAGGAGCCCCTGCAGGGCATGGATTCAAATTTTCTTCCATATTTGTTTTTTTTTTTTGGGTTTATACTTCGCCTACCTTCAACTTTGCCACCAGCAACATTTCGGGGCTAAGGGTCTTAAACTGCACACCAAATGCCATAGCTGCTTCGAGGGTCAACTTCCATGAGTCGTACTTCTCGATCGCCAATTTCTCGGCTGGGTTCTCGCCCGCACCATAGCCGTATGCCATGTTGTTCTTCGGAGCAATGTGGATGTAAGGCGAGCCTTTCTTCGATGCCAAGGGGCAGAACTCCCAAAGGTTGTCGGTACCTTCAAGGAAGGTCTTCTTAAACTCTTGGTTATAGGGCAAAGCACCATGCAACATTTGGTAGTTGCGGTTATAAGCCATGTATTGTTCTTTCGAGCAATAAATCTTTACTTGCTGACCCTTCAACTCGTCATTAGCTGCATCGAAGATGGAGTTAAACGTGTCTACCGCATTGGCGCTTGTAATGGCTTCGGTAAGTTCCATGTAGTTGCCCTTCTCGGTCGAAAGGTTACCTGCGGTCTTCTCACTGTCGGTAATGGTGTCGAAGCCATTAAAGAGGTCTTTCGTAGAGTCGCCATTGGCATTGCGCTTAGCGTTCCAAATGGCCATATTGAGTTTTCGGCCCAATTTGCCAGCCACAAGCATCAAGATGCTCTTGTTTATATCAACTCCCTTCAAGCCCTCGCCCTGAGTCACGAGCGAGCCATAAATGGTGCCCCACACTTCGTTAGGGTCGAAGCCGTAGGCACAGTTGCCCAAGAACAACTCAAGCTCGCGCGGAGCAATGGTAAAGTTGCCGTCGGCCTTACGGGTGTTTTTGTAAGGACCAAGTTCTGCCTCGCCATCGAGTTGACCAAGCACAATGTTGCCTGCCAAACCTGGAATGCCCTGCATGTGCTGCAAAGTGGCTTGAGCAGCAGTGACAGGCATAATCAAAAGGTCTTTTTCATACTTTGTGGCGCTCTTCTGCAATGCGCCCACTGTAGTGATTGTATTTGCCATGTTCTGAATAGTTTTCGTTTTTGGTCGTTAAATAATCGACTTGAATTTGTTGTAAAAGTTCATAGCCTCGGCACCTGCAAGGGTGTTGTCGTCGGCTTCGGCTGTAGGACCTGCCTTGCCTGTGGTGTCACCATCGAGCGCACCTAGTTCTTTCACCTTGGCTTCGGCATTGGTCTTCTCCTCATTCAATTTGGCAAGGGTTCCCTCCATAGTGTGGAGTTGCTCTTTGCTCAGTTTAAAGCTACCATCTTCGGCAGCACACAAGTTTTCTACACCAAGAAGGGCGCACACTTGTGTCAACTCTGTTTCGCTTTCTTTCTTCATATCCTTTTCGTTGTCTGTTGTGTTTTCGGTGTCTATAGGCGCAGCAGTGGCGGTGCTTTCGGTGTGCATGGGGCCAAACAGCGAGCGCAAAAAGCCTACCACCTTGTTGAGTGCCGAGTCGGTGTCTACACCCTTGGCAGTGGCATCGGGGATGAGTGTAGTATCCACTCCCTCGTGTCGAACGCGAACGGGCAAGGGAAAACCACAAGCCACCAAATGTTCGCGAGCCGAAGCACTCAAATCCTCGGATTGCTGTTCCTCTTCGTCGGGGTCAATCTCATCAATCAACCCATACTTCAAAGCTTCTTCAGCAGTGATCCATCGCTCTTCGCTCATCAGCGTAGCCATTTCCTTAGCTTCGCGTTTACTTCGCACCGCATAAATCGAAGCAATCACACGGTCAATCGTGTCAAGCTTCGCCTGGTTCTTTCTAAGTTCTGAAATCTTGCTTTCAAGTTGCTCCTTGTTATAATACCCCCAAGTCTCACTAAAGCCCGAAGCTTGGTGTACAAGCATCAGTGCATAACGGCTCATCACCACCTTCTTAGCGCCCATGGCGAGGATCGTGGCTGCACTCGCAGTCATTCCCACAATGTAAGCCGTCACATCCCCATGGTCCAAAAACTGTTGGCGAATATCAAGTGCCGTCATCACATCACCCCCATACGAGTTAATGCGAACCGTGCAAGGCTTCCCCTTCAACGGCTCAAGCTTGCTCTTCACATACCCCTTCGATATAGGATACCCAATGTAAGAGTCAATGTCTATGTTATAATTTCGTGCCATATCGTTTTTTTCGTAACAACACCCTACGTGGCATGTTGCAAGGGCGAAGATACACCTTTAACTTAAAAAATAAAAAGACACCCAAACACCCCACGCACCCCACAAAACCACCCCCCACACACCCAAAAACACCCACCCAAACACACACCCAAACACACAAAAAAAACACACACCCAAAACCACACCGAAACCACACCCAAAAACACACCAAAAACCACCAAAAAACACCCCAAAAACACCCCGAAGTCATTCCGATACAATTCCGATACCATTCCGAAGAAAAACTGGCAACATTTTGAAGCCATTTCAAAGCCTTCCAAATACCACCCAAAAACCCAAAAAACACCGCCCAAATACCACCCAAATACCACCCAAACACCATCCAAATACCGCCCAAACACCACCCAAATACCGCCCCCAAAACCTTACTTCAGTTTTTCCACCCTAAGTTTCTTCACTCTCCCCATATTTACGCATCTCGGCAGGAGTCGAAGGCTAAAAATGTGCGGTGTCACACCTTTTACAGCCCCCAACGCCCTGCACCCCGGGGGGGCCACCCCCTCTTTTTTTTAGCGGAATATGCACTACCTCTGTTATCCACCGCCTGTAACTCGTAACACAAAAGCTTGTTGCGGGAATCGCTCGCAACCGATGTAAAGGGTATCGAAGGCATCGCTACCATCCGTACGACTCTCAAGTTTGTCCTCCTCGGTCTCTGCCAACTTCTCGCCTCGCTTATCCTTCTTACCATTATACACGCCTGCGGTTTGAACCGACACCAATAGGTCTTGGTTCTGCGCCTCGTTAAAGTAGGGCACCAACCGGGCTTGACCTGCAAAGCCTCGGTTAATGAGTGTGTACTTCTCCATGTGGCGCATGGGGGCACCTATATACACAGGGCGCACACGCCATCCGTGCTTTTGCAACTCATGCGTAATCACCCACTGAAAGTCTTGATCGTTCACCGCATAGTTCGACCCTAGAGCCGTTGAATCGTAATAAAAAATCACTTCGTGAAGTGGGAAGGGTGCGTAATATTGGCAAAAGTCTGCCACGAGTTCGGGCAACTTGCGGTCGTACTTCACGTAGAAGCTCTTCACTACATTGAGCCTTCGTCGGTCCTCGTCTACCTGTCCGCACACAAGCCAGTTGATGTTGGCATTAAAGTCGAAGGCTATGATGAGGGGGTTAGTGGCCATAAGGTCGGAGTCGAGCCTGCAGGTGTTGGCAGCTGTGCCTATGGCTTTAAAGTCGTAGCCTAAGGCATCGAGTTTGCTATGGTCGGTGGCTGTATACTTGTTGCGCGGTTGCATCGACGAGTAGAAGCCATCCTTCAGTATGCTCACCGACTGACACAGAATGCTGGTGCGAAACACCATTGGGGGCAAGTCACGACGCATTTGTTTGATCCATGCCTCGCCAAGCACCTCGATGTTGGTGAGCGAGGAGTAGCGCCTAAATAATGTGGCATGCTTACGCAAGGTGCTGAGCACACGTTGCACCTCGGCAAGTTTGCGAGGCAAGTAGGGGGTGGTGTCGCCTTGCGCAATGCGCCAACTCACCGAGAGTTCTTCGGCTGTTAGGGCTTCGATGGTGCTAATGAGTTCAGGGTCGAGGTCTTTTTCGTAGCGCATAAACCACGATCCTGTTTTGGTCACAGGCATATCGCTTGTAACGAGCATGCCGTGGTGAAAGGGCAAATCGCCAAACTCGCGCTGCTGTCCGCGGTTAGCAGGGAAGGTTTCGTCTTTAAGGCGCTCAAAGTTTACAAACTTGGCTTCGTCTATGTCGATGTAGTCGAAACTCTTTGAGTTACTTGTGCCCACGCGGTCTTGACTGATTATCTGACCAATGGCTCCCGTGTAGAACGAGATGACGTTTTCCCAATTATCGGGCACCACAATGGGATCGGGCCAACCAAGGGCTCGCGGTGGACGGTGACCAATGTCCCAATGCACACCCCGATGGTAGCCCCAATCCTCCCAATGTTGGAACATCGATGGTAAGGTGTTGGTTTTGGCACGTATGGCGGTAGGGGTGACAAAGGCAGTTGTGCTGCGTGGCATCTGCTGAAAGTTGCGCAGATTTATCCAAGCATGCAACACGCTCTTGCCTGTACCTCGACCTGCCACTATCACGTTGGTGTGCGCGTCGATGGCACACACCTCGCGCTGCATGCGGTTAAAAAATACTTCCATAAATATGTTTATTTTGTTTGTTCATTTTTTACCGACCTTATGGCAGTGTTTTTTACCTAAAATTATGCCATAGGTCTCATACGATCTGCGCATGCGGTAAAACTTTTGGCGCACGCCTTCGCGATAGTCTATGTCTATGCCCTGACTCTGGCACCAGTCGTCGATGGCTCGGTTCAGTCCATCGGCATGTATCTTGGGCGCAATATCGCTCCATAGGTGGATGCGGAACAGGCTAACTAAGGCTGCACACATCTTGGCGTTGGCACGTCGCGATAGGTGGTGGTAGTATTCGGGACGGCGATGCGCACTGTCGGGAATGACCACCCTAACGCATTTAAGTGAGTTTTTATCTTCGTTTGCAATAGTTGACGCACGAGGCACACGCTGCACCAAACGCAGCAACAAGTGGTTTTCGTAGCTTTGAGCAGGAAACCGAACAGGCTCGCCAAATGCGTGGGTAAGCCATTGGCGCAGATAAGGTTCAAGACGTAATAGCACGGTAATGTCTTTCATCAATAAAAAAGATTTTAGCTGAATAAGTAAAAGGATGTATACGCACACAAATTTACAAAAAAAACTTCAAATACAATAAACACAAACACATTTGCAATAATCCTTACCCGAAACCATAGCGAGCAAACGCACAGCATGCACTATGCCTAAAATCACATCATGCTGCGCTCGTCATTCAGGGTTTATAGGGGTAAACAGCCCTACTCACCCAAACAGCATCTTTCGCGCACACGCGTAGTTTTTTTCGTTATCGCACTGACTACAACACTACATGCTTGATTTTCAACGACTTACATCACTACAACCCCACTACATTGTAGTGAAAGCAACTCTCGTTGTAGTCAGTTGTAGTCAAATGTAGTGAGTTTTTCGCCCTCCTCCGCCTTTCATAACTCCTTAATAATCAATTATTTATAACATTGTAGTAAAATGTAGTGAATGTAGTCAAGAAATAAGGGGTCGTGAGAGAAAGTTGCACAGAATTGAGGCTTTTCTTTTTTTTTTATGAAAAAAACACCCCTCCTAATTACTTGTTGGGGTACAAAAAAGCCCCCAACTCGTGGGGGCTCTCAAGCACAGTGTCAGATGCTTTTATGGGTTTCGCTAAGACACTTAATGGTTATGATGGGGCAAAGATAACGAACATTTTAATAGCATGCAACAAATACGTACCCCCAAAAAGCCCCGTGCTATCCTCACGGACCGCACAGGGCACACTTAAACAATTAATCCTAATCAAATCAATCAACTCATCTTTTCAGCCAGTTTCTTTACCAACTTTGCAAACTCTATGCGCATGGTTTTGCCGTCGTATTGTCTGAGCCGTTCAAACTCTTGGGGAAACTCCATGTGTACAACTTTGTGTAGTTCTTCGAAGGCATCTAACAAGCTTAAGCAAAATTCGGGATTTTTCAACGCTGCAGCTACCAGCCAATTTGTGACAGATCCGCGTTTTAGGTTCCATGCCATTGAGCTAAAATGGCTGCTCAAGTCTGTGTCAGTTTTTGTGCTGTCGTCTTCGATGAATACCAACACGCGACGTCGCTCGAGGTCTTTGTTCACATAGTTTTCTAAACTTTGAACTATTTCTCCAATTTCGCCTTTAAAGTCGTTGGGAGTTGCTGTGCGAAGCTCGCATTTTTTAATGTCTATTACCATAATCTTTTTTGTTTGTGGGGTTTATAATGTTTCTTTGTTGAGTTCGTCCATGAGGTTTTGAGCACGCGAATAGCCCACCCAATCAGAGTCGTCATCAAACTCTTTGATGGTTACCCAAAACCACATCACGCGCATTTGCACTGCATAGACGTTGATTCGTGGGGCTACATCCATGTATTGTGTGTTCAGCCAAATGTCTACATCCTCGCGCTGATACTTCTTTATTCTGTACTTTCTTTTCATTTGATCACAGCTACACAATTCGCCATCAATGCTGCGTGCTTGTAACACGACGATCGAGGGAAAATTAACATGACGTAACCTCTCGGAACCTCTACGCTCAAACCTGTGCCATACACATAGCAGTTGTTCTCAATGTCCATTTGTCGAGAGTTCGCCACCAAGTCAAAGCCTGCATCACCTGGGTGCATGCGTCGAGGCAGGGAGGCATAACGACCTCGACACACTGCTTTAATTGTTACTTGTTTTTGTTTCATTGTGGGGTGTATCTTTTTGAAATTATAAATTGTGTCATATTATTTGTTTTTAGTTATCGTAAAACCTCTTCTTTCTAATTCTTTAACAAGGTAAGAATCATCAAGTTCGCTGATAAATCTCTGTTGTGAATCTTCAGTGCATTCATAAAATATATTTTTAATCACTGTTGATTGTTTGGATTCTGAAACATACCTAAGGATTTCAGTATCTTCAATCATTGCTTCAATTTCTACTTCCATGTCTTTTTGTTTTTTATTAGGGTTTTGTTCTAAATAAAACTTGGATTTTTGGCTCTCAATTCCTTGTGAATCTTTGCCATGTATTTATTGTTTAACCAGTTGAGCATTCTGCCAAGCGAAGTATGATGGTTAACTACAGCACATGCTTTTGTTTCACGCATCAGTATACTGCCATAATTCTTGGGGCGTGGTGTGCCATGATCCCATAGCTTGGTTTCTATCTCAAATTTGCGCTTGAGGATCTTTCGCGCTTGTCTTAGCTTCATGTCAAAAACTTTTTTAGGGGTTAAAAATTGGGGCGTAGGTGTAGAACTGCGTTAGGGTTGTCAGTAAAGCCTTGGCACGGATAACCCGCACCGCCCGAATAGTTACAGTTGCAAAGCCCCTCTTGACCGCGTCGGCACTTGGCACAAGGCCTTGGCAACTCTTTTTCCTTTTCGTTCTTTTTCATAATCCATTATTGTTGGTTAGTCAGTAAATCCACCACTTAGTTGGTCTTCGAGTTCTATGCCATACCTTTCCACTATCTTGTCATAGTTAAAACACATAGCTTGCAACACCTGTTCTTTGTCGCGCGTATGGCCATCGCCCGTAACCACCACCTGCTTAATGCCGTGAATAATCTGTTTAAAACGTACGCTTCTCACATAACCCAAAAAGTAGTCCGAGTTCTCGAGGTATATCTTCAGCGAATCCTCAGGCAATGCCGAATCGCCCGTTTGCAAAGCTGCACGCTTGTAGAGGCTAAACAATCGGCTCTTGTTCACGTAGATCACGCGCCTTGGAGTGCCAAAGTCAAAGTCTTGCTTCGTGGTGCGCAGCGTTTGCAAGGTGGCTATCTTATAGTCGGCAGTGGCAAACACCTCGCCCGTGTTCTTCAAGTAAGCCACAGCCGTCCAGAACACAGCGAGCTCGTTGCCCGTGTTCAATATGTCGTTCTGCGTCTTAATGCCATCCACGCACAAGCGCAACACCTCTGCATAGTGAAACGGAAAGTCCAACTTTGCCTCAAGCACCTTAAACGCTGCAGCCACCTTACACCAATTCTCCACAATACGAGTGTCCAAACGTGCATAATCCGTCATACGGTTCACCTCGTCGCGCACCAAGGCATAGTTCTCGGCAAAGTTGGCTGCAAAGTGCTTGCGGTGCTTCAACACCTCAATGGTCAAAAACGACAAACCAAACTTTTGCACCTCGCGTAGCGCTGCAAAGCGTCGGCACTCTTCGGTGGTAAACTCCGATCGAGGAAACGACAAGAACAAACAACGCGAAAACAATGCTGGGTCAGCAGTCGGCATTTCCTGTCCCGAAACTATCACACCGCTCTTCACACTCGTCATAATGCGAGCGTCAAACGCTGCACCCGACATCTTCACACGTCCCACACCGTCATACAGTCCCTTCAAAAACTCAATCTTGTCAGGGCGAATGTCGTTTTTATACTCGTCGAGATGCACAAGAGCATTCGAGGCAAAAGCCACGTCGTCGTTCAGTGCCGTAGCCGTAGAGTTGCGCAAGTTGGGCGCCTTATTGTCGCTCACAAAAAACGCCATCAGCGCAGCACCCAGTTCAGTCTTTCCCGAACCCTTAGGACCAAACAAATTCAGCAGCGGGAAGGAGCGTGTGCTATCCGTCACCACATCCCTAAACAAGGCAGCCAACCAATAACACAACCCCACTATACCATTGTTGCCATACACCATTACAAAGTCCTCCATATACCCCCTAAATGGCACATTCTGCAAGGTTTGATGGATAAACTTGCGCTCACGCTCAAACTTCTTTCGGTCTTCCTTATAAAGTTTCGAGGCTGCGGGTATATACCAATTATCACCATTCTGTAATTTGCACACCCCGAATTCGTCAGCCTTTCTAAATGTTCCATCCATCCACACACCATTGCCAAAGGCATAAAAGCCTGCTTGGTTCCACCCTAACTGCTTATGAGTCGCGAAGTTTCGGTGTTCTCATAGAGGTAGGTCTTTAGCTTCATCAGTTCGCGGTCGCCTGCCATCCACATATAATTGCCTATGCTCTCAATGCGTTGCCTAAACTTGCTTAAACTCACCAAGTCTTCAATCGACATTTCTACCACATCTTCAGCACCCTTATTATTTTTGATATAAAAGATGCGCTTAGGCTGATCAGCATCCTTAATGTGAAACACAGGGCGCATCGTAAAGTTGCTCCACTGAATTTCCGAGCCCTTCTCCGTCTGACCCCAATAACCGCCCGCCTCCTTATAGAAGCCATACTCCCTAAGGTCAATCTCGCCATTCTTGCGCTTATCCGTCTTCTCGCGGTCCCATCGCACCTTCTGTATCAGTCCACGCCAAAACTCCTTACCTCTGCGTATCTTGTTAAGGCCGTCAATCAACATCTCCAGTAGCGTGTCATCAACCACATACGATGCCAACGTAGCCACTTGCTTTAGCGCTGCACTCAGTCGGTCGCTCGGAGCATCCTTGTCTATAATCTTTTGCGCAGCCCACGTCACAAAGTCCTCCTCCTTTAGCTCATTCAGCCTTGCGCTAGTCGTAAAAAAGTCGCCAGGGTCCTGCTTCAAGTTACCCTCCTTGCAAGGCAACTCTCTCACTGTGACGTTCAACCCCTGCTTCATGGCCAACTCACCATTGCGCAGCACATAGCCAATACCCGTGCCGTAACGCTTTCCCATGGGCACAGGGTCAGCATCATTAATAAAACACACGTTCGTAGCAGCCTTTTTCACTAACTCAAACTGCTTCTCCGTCCAGTTACCGCCCAACGTAGCCACCACGTTATCGATACCCACCGAGTGCATCTTCATCGCATCAGGTGCACCCTCAACCAGGTACATGCGCTCCTCCTTGCGAGCCTGCGCAAAGGCCACATTCATGCCAAACACCGTGTCGCCTTTATGATACACCTCACTCTCTTGAGAGTTCACATACTTAGCAGCGTCCACATTGTCCACAAGGTTACGAGCCGTAAATCCTATCACTTCGCCACGTCGGTCCGTAATCGGAATCACCAACCTACCACGCAAAAAGTCATACACCCGTCCATTCTCCTCCTTGCGCTTCAGCAGCCCAAGTTCTATCAATAACTCTTGGCTCTCGCCCGTCTTGCGTGCCCACTCAGTCAGCGTGTTCCATTTGTTAGGGGCATAACCCATTTTTGCCTCCTCCACATACTTCTTGCCAAACCGTTGGTGCGCATAATTCAGCGCAGTCACCGCGTCAGCATTACTGCCATCGTGCAGCAGCGAGCCATAAAACTCCGCCACCTTCTTGTTCAGTCGCATCATGGCTTCGCGCTTCAGCCGTTGTTGCTCCGTGTTAGCATCCTCGGTGGCTTCGTTCTCCACCTCAATGTGCACACGTTCAGCAAGCCTCTTCACAGCCTCTACAAACGTCAGCCCCTCGCGCTTCATCACATAACTTATCACGTTGCCTCCTTCTTGGCAACCACCAAAGCAGTACCACAACTGTCTACTTGGCGACACATAAAAACTCGGAGTCTTCTCCTGATGAAACGGACAGCAAGCCACCAAGTCCTTACCCCGCTTCGTTAGCGCCACACCGCTCTCTCGCACCACGTCCTCAAGGATCGTGCGGTCCAGCACCAGGTCAATCGTTTTTTTACTAATCATTTTCTTTATCGTTTTTTTTATGGATGCAATATCAGCGTGGCCCATACGCACACATGCAAGCAGCCATGCCCACTTGTTTTTCTTATTTTAGCGGTGAGGTGGGGAGTCGAACCCCACTAATGTTCCGATTTTACAGCTGCCTATCCCATTAACAGCCTATCCCACCAAGGTGGTGCCCACGGGCTTCACAGCAGGCAAGCACCCAATTTCTGAACCAATGAAAAAAGTGTAAAAATCTTCACACCATAAAAAAAACAATGTGCCGAGTCGCGGACTCGAACCGCAATTTGCAAGCGTCATCACAAACGCACACCACCACCGCCGTGCCACTACTCCTTTTAATAAACATGTTAATATTCACTGTTTCGTGCAGCCCGCCATACAAGCAATAAAACCTCAGGCGCAAGCCACACAATTTGGCACAACACATGCAGCAGCCACCACGTTGCTCTGCTCACACAACCCTGCTCGGCATTACCGTTCCATTAGTTACCACGCACACCATCACGCCCAGCCACATACGCCTCCACCAACTCGTGATCGCTCCAGTCAGGATGAGCATCCACCATCGCACCATAGCTACCGTTATTCTTCATCTCGGTTAACACATGGTCCTCATAGTCCATCTGCCCAGCCTTCGCAAAGCCCACACACATCACCACACCACAAACCAACCATCTCACAACATTCCAAACTTTCTTCAACATACCAATCTCCTTTCTCTTTCTTTAGTAATCCAAAACAATCGTTTCCTCAAAAATATACCGAGTGTCCACCATAGCTAAATTCAGGTTCATCTTCTCGCCCATATCAGCCATCAACACACAATAGTCATTCTTGTCAGTCTTCACTACCGTAATCCCAAAATGCTTAATCATAGCGTCCACAAAAGCCTGTTGCTTCTCAGCCTTAAAGTTTGTTCTAAACATCAACACCGTAGCATTGCCATTCATATTAAACAAAACACGCATATTTACGCGGAATCTATCCAAACTGTCTGCAATAATCACGCACGTTTTCATATATTCAATCTTTTTTTTCGTTGTTAATAATCTTATAGCTCACATATAGCACCCAGGCACATCGCCACGCATAGCAGCCACCACATGCACCACCGTGCACAAACCCTATACCACTCGATGTCTTCACACCCCACACCCCCGCGCAGTCCTTTTAGGGGATATGTTGTCATAGTGTCACCGTAACGCGTTGGCACGTCACCTCCCAAGCACCATTATTTTTTCAGTTGTTGTCTTCTACTTCTTACGTGCCTAACGAACTCTATCTATAAAAGTCGTCCCACACGCGCAGAATCTCACTACCCAAGATAAAACGCCTACAACCAACCTTCCTATACTCACACTTAATCCAGCCCTTGTTAATCCAATCATACATCGCTCTGTGCGATATACCTAAAGCCTTGCGAGCATCGGTCACAGTGTAACGCCCATCGGGCTCCACCTTTGGTCTCACATCAGTCATCTTCATGTCCTCCTTTCTTTTCTTTCATAATCTGTTCGTCACTCACAGCAGCAGTGGGGCAGGGAAAATCCGCAGGTCGCGCACGTCGTTCCACAACCACACGCTTCCTCGGCATACCCTTAGCGTCAATCACCTCGGTAACCTTCACCAACCACTGTTCCCATCCACATTCAGCATTCAACCGCATCTTAGCCATATACATAGCCTGTGGACTTCCTACCATCACCAGGGGCAACGAAATCTGTGTTCCAACCCCCATCGCACGCATCGTCCGCGTTGGACTCCACGTCTTCACAATCCTATTTTTTTTATCCATTTTACTTGTAAACATAACCTTTATTCTACGAATGTTGGAGGCTTATTTACGATCGAGGAGCACGTTTATGAGGCGTTCTTTTTCAGCGAGTAGGGTGTTTAGAGAGGAGATTTCTTGCTTTAATAATTGCACATCTTTTTCGGTTTCAGAAGTGTCAGAAGCCCCGTAATTACTGACTTCTAAGCTACCTGACGAGTTTACTTGTGCCGTGTTATGATGTCCACTCACATGCACAGAACTTGAGCCTTCTTCAGGCAACAGCATCTCCCCCTCCCCCGTTAGCAACCAATTACCATTAACTTGGGGGAAAGCACGCTTTATGCGTTCGGGATCGAAGATTTTACGTGCTAACCATGTACCAATAGTACCTTGACTTGCACCCATCTGTTTTGCGAATAAACTTTGATTACCTTTCGCAAATGCTATAATTAACTGTTCTAATTGTCCGCAATCTTTCATAATTATTGTTTTATATTTCATATTTTGCTATCGTAAATAAAAATAATTGCAATATCATTTGCTATTATGCTATTGTATATGCTATATTTGCAGCACATAACCGCGTTACTTAACATTGTTAATAATACAAAGGTATAGAATAAAGGTTATGTTTACTATAATACAAAACACCGCGCTCCCCTACCATCCCAATGGTAAGGGAGCGCAGTTTTATTTGCATAATTTCATCTGCAATAAAAAAGGGCTTTCCCGTTAAGAAAAGCCCATAACACATGCCACAATCTCACAACATAACATCACAACAATTCAAATAAGCAATCACCTTATCCACAGCCTCGTCAACCTTCTTATAATTACGCCGTATATAAATATCAGCCATCGGATAAGGCGAACGATGACCCAATGCAGCATCTATCACCGCATCAGGCACATCCACTTCAGCTGCCAACGTAGCCCAAGTATGCCTTGCCCAATACGATGTCAACTCAGGGAATAAACCCTCATACACCTTCTCACGCTTCAACTTACGCCCCCTGCCCTTAGCCCTCACATATACGTAGCTCGAAGGACCAATCTTCTGCAGCGCCATATTCATCCTGTGCAACCTGTCATGCCATGCCCCTACACCCACACAGTCCTCACCAAAACACACTAACCTATCCCTCCCCGCATACCTCTCAATAATATCCCAAGCCACATCAGGCACCTTCATCCTACAAGGCACACCCGTCTTACTCCTCCTAAACTCTATCACATCACCCCTCCTAATCTTAGGTAGCGCCACCAAATCTACCATGTTTATCCCACACAAGTAGAACGACAGCATAAACATATCCACATACTTACGCTGCCAATCCTCACAAGGATAATCCCGCAACCTCCTCAAATCCTGCACCGTCAGCGACCTTTTCATCGTGGCTTGTTTCTTAATCCTGAAGCGCCTAAACGGATACACATCAGCCCCCACAACCTCCTCATCTATCGCAGCATTAAACAGAGCCCTAATATTCCTCAAATGAATCCCCCTCGCATTCACACCACACGTCTCACCCATCCAAGCCTCAAAGTCCTTCAGCCACCCCACCTTTATATCCTCAAAAGTCAACTGCTCAAGGTCACAATATTTCCCAATCTTCTTAACCGTACCCTCATACACCCCTCTCGTCCTCTCATTCCTAATTCTTGCCACATACCTATTGGCGAACTTCTCGAAAGTCCCCACCTTGCCCACACATCTCCCCTTAGCATCCAGGTCTAAATACTTCAGTGCAGCCTTCTTTAAGTCCGTTCCCTTCATCGAGTTCACGTCCACGCTCAAGGCAAGTTCTTCTATCGCCAACTGCACCCTAACCATTTTCTCTTTAAGCATATTCGTTAGCTTATCAGCAAGCGGAACCCTCCTCATCACTCGTCCGTTCCCCCAGTCACCCTCCATCAGTGCCACCCCTGTAGGAATCAGTCCTGTGCTTCCCTGGTTATATACAGCCAAATATAATCTTCCCCTACCATCCTTATCCAATTTCCTTAAATCCAAATACCATTTTAATTTATAAGCCATGCCAAACTCATTTTTTCAGCGTTAATAATTGTATTCAAAATCAGTAAAAACACGTTTTTTGCCCTTTTTTTGTGAGAAATCTATGAAAAAGCCACACAAAGCGACACAAAAGTGCATAAAAACACATAAATAATCGGTCGTAATTAACAAAATATAACTGAAAAATGAGCCATATACAACAAAAAAACCGTTAGCCCTCAAGTCGTAAATCCTTGAAAACCAACGGTTTAAGATGTTTGTCGGGGCGACGGGATTCGAACCCACGACCCCCTGCTCCCAAAGCAGGTGCGCTAACCGGACTGCGCTACGCCCCGTTGCAAATAAGTAAATTCCTTTTTGTGAGTGCAAAGGTAGTAAAATTATTTCAAATACCAACTTTTTACGCTTATTTTTTGAAGAATCTTGAACTTTATGCTGTTAATCTGTTAGAACTACATTCGTTTTCTACATTTAATAACAGCTATTCAAAGGGCAAAATTACTAAGTACCCACAAAAATATGGGAAACTTTAGTAAGTAAACACTCCTCGGTAAACCCATTCAT